AACCAGTTGAACATCTGCGGTAACTCCTGTTGTGTGAATATTACAAAGTACTAATCCAATAACTACAGTGGTTGTAGAACTTGGACAAGTATATAGTGTAAGAGGCGTCCCAGCCGATGAAGGCATCGCACCATTTGTTTTAACTTTAAATGTATTTGCCAAAGTGACCTCCTTAACCTAAAGCTATTGCAAGTGGCAGAGCATTTGGATCAGTTTCAGATATTGTTCCTGTAACTGACATTGTACTACTCACTGCGTTTGTTGATGTGTTAATTTGAAATAACTCTACATTATCTGAGCCATCGTTTATTTTTACTTTTAACACATTTGTTGTTGCGTTATCGACCCATATAGTCCCTGTAGCGACAGATCCAGGAGCTGAAGATCCAACGTGCATAGTATTTAATGCACCTAAAATATTATTAAGTTCTGTTCTAAAACTTGCAAAGCCTTGATTGGCTAATTCTACATCTGATACTTGGCTCATGTTAATCCTTATATTTTATTTTAATTATGATTTCAAGCCATGTCCTACTGCTTGAAAATCAAAAGTTCTGCTTATTCCTGTATTACTACTATTAAAAAACTGTATTGTAAATCCTGTTTTTGACTTATTTGATATAACAAAAAAGTCACCTACTGCCATTCCTTGACCAGCTACAGAAATTGATGGAGTTGCAAAAAAACCATTTGTAAATGTAATTGTTGTTCCTGAAGCTGATGAAGTAAGATCCTCTCCTGTTTCTGTTCTTTTTTCAAAGTTTACGTTAAACTCAAGACTGTGAACTTTTGATCTTACTTTTTTGTTATCACAAGTCAGTTTACATCTAAATTTAAAAAAACGACCTTTTATTGTACTTTGTTGTGCAATCTTTTGAAAACTAGTTATATTTGCAAGACTTGAGTCATCTGCTCCAACTTGTATCTCTGCACCGCATTGTACTTCAGGCGATCCGTCATATGGGCCTTTAGCATCATCATGATTTGTTGCTCCTCGACCTGAATCATGCAAGTCGTATTCATCCTCAGATGTCATACCAACTAAAGCTCCTAAACTTACATCGTAAATTGCATCTAATGATAAAGTATTTGCAAAAGTATAAAAACCTGATGCCTGTATATTTCCATCAAAATTTGTAGGATTTGAGGTTGAGTCAGTTCCACCTAAATCAAAGACACCCTCAGGGTTATCGAAGTTACCAACAGTGCTGTCAAAAAGTGTGATTGTGTCCAAAATAAGGACAAGTCTATTTGCGTTATCTTTACTCAATGCAACGTTGCTATCTCTAGTTCCTAAAAAATTTGCCATAATTACTCGCTAAATGTTGATGTTCTTTTAAAATTTTGCAAACCTGAAATATTTGTTACTACAACAGATGCATTCGCACTGCTATTACCAAGTTTATCAACCGCTTTAATTAAAAATGATCCTGTTTGTGCATTTACAACTAAACTGTTAGATTTACGTCTTACAACCTTTGCAAGTGGAGTTGAGTTGTTCCAAATAGATCCTGAAGTTACATTTTGATATCTTATCTCATACCAGGATATGTCAAGATCCTCTACAGGAGTCCAAGAGAGCTCCATTTGATTAGATCCAACTAATGATACAGATAAGTCGTCGATATCGCCTGGAATTTCAGTTGCTCCAACAATTTTACGATTAGCAGTTATATAACTACTTGATACACCAAAAGAGTTAATAGCTTTGACTCTTACGTTATAAGTTGCATCATCAACCACGTTTATAAGTTCATGGTTTAACTGAGTTCCGCTTGATATTATTTTAAAATCTGTTTCTGTGCTTTTTTTAGCTTCAACCTGATAGTATTGAACAAATTGATCTGTACTTGCTCCTATCAAAATATTTAATCTAGTAAGTACAACACCATCAGCATATTCAATAAGTTCATCAGATAATGTTATTGATGCAGGAGGTTGAATGTTAAATGGATTAGGTAAGTTAGTTGTTGGAGTACTTGCAACTTGGCCCTTTGTAGCAAAAGTATAAAAGCTATCTTGATGCTCTATTAAATTTAATGTAATAGTGTAATCTTCATTAAAATTCATAGATAAAACTCTAAAATTTTTACTTGAAAAGCCTAATGAAGATAAAGTCACAGCACATATATCACCAATATGTAGTTCGTATGCTTTGAAACCACAAGTAATTGTAAGACCTAAAGATTCTCTGCTACGTCGTAAAATAATCTCAGCCATCTCTTCCGCTTGATATGGACTTGTGATCGTCTTGAAGTCAAATTTACCTTCTAATAAAAAACCTCCATCAGCAGTTTTCATAGTTGCGTGTCTGTCAGCCGATGGCAAACTAGAGTCATCTGTTGGAGGAAAAGTTATCTGGTCGGCCTGGAAATTTCGATCAGGATTAATAAAACTTGCAATAACACGATTGTATTTAGAATTTTTAGTTGGCGATGCTAAAGAATATCCTCCTATAATATCATCCTCTCCAAGTGTAACTGATGCAGTTCCTGTTGTTTCTATAACTAATCTATATTTGCCTTGCACGTAAGGTAAGTAACCTCTGCAACCTTTTAAAATTTCTCTAACGTTATCTATAACCTTTCTTGAAGTATCTATAACCGCATTTGTATCAAATATGTTTATATTACTGCCACCTGAAAAAGGAGTCACTTGGGTTATGCAAACTTGCGATGCATCTCTAAATGATTGAAGATCAATATTTGCAGTTGCTATGCCTTTTCCATATCTTTCATTTCTTAAATAATCTAATAAACAAAAAGCTGGGTTCGTTGAGAATGTTGCACTAGACTCGTTTAAACTTGAATCTAATGTAACAACCTTTCTGCCTTTTATTTTTGCTTGTACTTGTGGGATGCCTCCAAATATATCTGCGTTCCATTTAAACTTTAATGCTAAATAACAAATTCCTGAAAGTTTATGATTTGATCCCCAGCTTGATAATGTAGATAATAAACTAGATGCAGATTGGCCATCTGTTCCAAAATGTGGCTCAACTGTTATATAACTTGCTCCATCTTTATAAAAATTAGAATCTGAACTTGCAACAGTTCTCTGAGTGTTATCCGATAATGCACCTGAAAAAGTGACTACTTTATCATCAACTCTTATCTCTTCTATTGAGTTAATCTCACCCTCACACAATACTAATGCTATATATAAAAATTCATTATCTGTTCCTGAGGTTTCTATAAAAACTCTTGTACCTCCAATTAAACGTTCCCCATATACCACAGGCACACTAGCGTTATTTGATTGTTTGTTAATTAAAATACCTCTTTCAGTTTCCTCAAAATCATTAGTTCCAAAATCAGGAATATCAGGTTTTTGAGACCTCATAAACAACCAACCAACTGCTATTACTCCTAAAGCAACAAAAGGATTTAATTTACCTAAAAAATTAACTGCCCTTACTACTGATGCAACTTTTCTTACAGCTCTTGTGACTTTTCTAACTACTCCACCCATTAGTTATGAAACTCCCTTTTATATTTTTTTGCTATTCTAACAATTTGATTTTCTTGATTTACTCTTAACCAAGAAAAACATTCATTTGTTTTTATTTTGTTTAAACAATATTTAATTGTCCATAAAGCTACCTCTTTTGTCTTTCTAATTGAAACTATATCATGTATCCATAGATTGACACCACAATTCCATTCGTTTTTATAAATTTGTGCATTGTTTTTATATTCTTTTTCAACATCTTTATTTAGATAGGCCCAATTGACAAAAGCATAGATACCTTCATCATCTTTAAATATTTTATATTGATTTAAATTTATTGAAGGTAAAATATGATAATATAGTTCAGGATAAGTATTCTTTTTATATTTGTTGTGTTTATAATAAAGGTTTATAACCTCATTGAAAGTTGTCATTGTCTGCCCCATTTAATATCTAATACAGTTTGTGAGCTAAAATCCATTCCAACATCTGTGTTAAAAAATCTTTGTTGAGAGTTGTTGTTAGTTTGCCTTCCTGATTTTTTATCAAAGTCAGCCCAATGACTAACAACTGTAAGAGTAACACTTGAGTCAGTTTCTGACTCATCTATTTGGAAAGTGTCTATATTACCTGAATATAATAATATAGGATCTGCTATGATAGAGTTTGTTGAGTTTAACAAACCTCTAAATATTTCAACAGTGTCATTCACAATATTTTCATTTAGGACAGTTGAAATAAAAGTTTGATCTGCACCTGATAAAGTAATATTTAAACTTGTTTTTGTTACATCAGTTTCTTCTGTAAATGTTGGGATAGAAACTAAAAAAGGCGATGCTGTATATGTTTTGCTTGAACCTGATATAGATGATGTAAGATTAAAACTACAATCAGTTAAATTAACAGGAGTGCTAAAACCTATTGTTAAAAGATGAATAGGTACTATCTCATTTGTTAATAATTCATTTTTTACTGATGTTGTTAGTGTTCTTGCCATAATCTTCTATACTCTTTCTAATAACCTTTATATCACCATTCACTATGTAGTCAGCATTTTTTGATGGGA